GTGATGTTAACTTTGAGTCTGCTGCTTATGTTGCGCGATATATTATGAAGAAAATTAACGGTAAAACCGTTAATGAAAACCACGAAGTGGTTGATGCTGAAGCGCATTATCAGTATTGTGATTTAGAGACTGGTGAGATTATTCAACGAAAACCTGAGTTTAATAAGATGTCGTTAAAGCCTGGTATTGGTCAGGCTTGGTTTGATAAGTTCATGTCCGATGTGTATACGACGGACTCGGTAGTGGTGCGTGGCAAGAAGTGCCGTCCACCACGTTTTTATGATAATAAGTTTAAAGAATTGTTTCCAGAAGAGTTTGATGGTATACAATTTAAAAGAGAGCTTGAAGGTCGCTCTCGATTTGAAGATAACACTTTAGAGCGTTTGGCTGTAAAGGAAAAGGTCGCTTTGGCTAAGTTATCGCTTTTAAAACGTAAGATTTAAAGGAGTTTTTATGAAATTGGTTATTGTTTCTATTAAGGATCGTGCTGCAGACGCGTATGGTCGTCCAGTTTATGTTGCAACAGAGGGTGTTGCTATTCGTCAGTTTAGTGATGAAGTAAATCGTGCTAGTGAAGATAATCAGATTTATGTTCATCCTGATGATTTTGATTTATATTATTTAGGCACTTTTGATGATAATACTGGTGCCTTTGATTTATTGGCTTCTCCAAAACAGATTTGTTTGGGTAAGCAAGTTAAGATTCGTGATTCAGAGATTTAAGTTTTTTTATAACCGGTCTACTTGGTAACAAGTAGATCGGAATACTTCGGGAGGTTGTTATGCATCGCAATAAGTCAGTAAATAGTCATTCATTTGCTATGGTTCCGAAAGCGGAAATCCCGCGTTCTTCGTTCGATACGCAATATGCTCATAAGACCACGTTTGATGGTGGTTATCTTGTTCCTATCTATTGTGATGAAGTTCTCCCTGGAGATATGCACAATGTTAAAGCGACAATGTTTGCTCGTTTGGCTACGCCATTATTTCCTGTAATGGATAATTTGCATCTTGATACTTTTTTCTTTTTTGTACCGAACCGTTTGGTTTGGACGAATTGGGTTAAGTTTATGGGTGAACAAACTAACCCAGGTGATTCTATTTCCTATGTTGTTCCTCAGATTACTTCGCCTGCTGGCGGTTATGCTGTTGGTTCTATTTTTGATCATTTTGGATTACCCACAGCTGGACAGATTACTGGTAGTAATACTGTTACTCATAATGCTTTGCCTCTTCGTGCTTATAATTTAATTTATAATGAATGGTTTAGAGATGAGAATTTACAGAATTCTGTAGTTGTTAATACTGGTGATTCAGGTGATGATGTAACTGATTATTCAATGTTACGTCGTGGTAAGCGTAAAGATTATTTTACTGGCGCTCTTCCTTGGCCTCAAAAGGGTGATGCTGTTACTTTACCTTTAGGTACTAGTGCTCCGATTTTATCTGATGGTACTGCTCCTAGTTTTAATAATTTAGCTCAGGCTAATACTTCTTATACTAGTTTGGCATATGATTCTTCAGGTTATGTGTCTGGTACTGGTTCTGTTGCTGGTGGTTCAGGTTTTGGTGCAGTTAAATGGGTTAATACTGGTTTATATGCTGATTTAAGTGATGCTACTTCTGCAACTATTAATCAGTTGCGTCAGTCTTTTCAAATTCAGAAGTTGTTAGAGCGTGACGCTCGTGGTGGTACTCGTTATACTGAATTGCTTCGTGCTCATTTTGGTGTTACTCCACAAGATTATCGTTTACAACGTCCTGAGTATATTGGTGGAGGTTCAACTTATGTTAACGTCAATCCAATTGCGCAGACTTCTGCTACTTCGATTTCTGGCGGTGCTACTCCGCTTGGTAACTTGGCTGCAATGGGTACTGCGTTGGCTAGTGGACATGGTTTTACGTACCATGCTCAAGAACATGGATATATCATTGGATTAGTTAACGTACGTGCTGATTTGACTTATCAGCAAGGTTTACCACGTATGTGGTCTCGTGAAACTCGTTATGATTTTTATTTCCCAGTTTTTGCTCATCTTGGTGAACAAGCTATTCTTAATAAAGAAATTTATGTAACTGGTACTTCTACTGATGATGATGTTTTTGGATATCAAGAGCGTTGGGCTGAGTATCGTTATAAACCAAGTCAAATTACTGGTTTATTTAAGTCTACTTCTGCTGGTACTATTGATCCTTGGCATTATTCACAGAAGTTTACTTCTTTGCCTACACTTAATTCGACGTTTATTCAAGATACGCCGCCGATTGATAGAACGACTGCTGTAGGTTCTGCTGCTAATGGTCAGCAATTCCTTATGGATGCGTTTTTTGATTGTAAGATGGCTAGACCTATGCCTATGTATAGTGTCCCTGGTTTAATTGATCATTTCTAATGTTTTACTTAACCGGTTGATCTCATATGAGATCAATCGGAAGAGTGACTGAAAGGAACGCGCTATGGGTTTGTTTGATAGTTTTTTTTCTTCTGCTGTCGATGCTGCTGATTCTCTTGTTGCTGGTGAAGAGATTGTTGGTGCCGCTGATGTTGCTGGTGGCGGTATTCCTTGGGGTACTATTGCTACTGCTGCTGCAGGTGGTTTGAATTTTTTAGGTCAGAAGGGTGCTAATTCTGCAAATATGCAGATTGCTCAAAATCAGATGGATTTTCAGCGTGAAATGTCTAATACAGCTTATCAACGTGCTGTAAAGGATATGCAGGCTGCTGGTCTTAATCCTATGTTAGCTTATTCTCAAGGTGGAGCTTCGTCTCCAGTTGGTGCTTCTACTACTGTTCAGAATAAGTTTTCAGGTGCTGTTCAGGCTGCTCAAGCTCAGCAGATGCAGAATGAAGCTTTGAAGCAAGTTCAGTCTCAGACAACTGTTAATAATTCAGTTGCTGCAAAGAATAATGCTGAAACTTTGCTTGCTGCTCAAGAGTTAAAGAATAGATCTCAGTTAGAGATTAATTACAAAGCTGATTTGCAGCGTATTTTAGCTGCTGCTAAGCGTGAGGGCGCTTCTGCTTTGCAGTTAGATCAATTAGCTAAGTCTATTGAGCAGGCTATGAAAATTAGTCAGCCTGCTGCTAATTGGGCTCAGGAGAATCCAACTTTAGCTAAGTGGATTCATGGTATCGGTACTATTATTCGTCCTGCAGTTGGTGCTGCTGGTGTTGTTAAAGGTTTAAAATGATTAAAATTTTTGTTCGTAATCCTTATAATTATGATATGGATAAGGTTTCTGATGAAACTGGATTGAAATGCGAAGATCCTTCGCTTACTCAACAACATATGCGCGATGAGTGCGATATTAATGTGATTGTTGAGAGATTTGGCGTAACTGGAAGGATTCCTGTAACGCCTTTTGAGCCGTCATACGGCGATTTTAGCGGTGTGGGTGATTATCACACCGCGTTGAATAAAATTAACGCTACCAAGGAGCAATTTATGACCTTGCCGGCGAAAGTTAGGGCAAGGTTTGATCATGACCCTTATGAGTTGGTTAATTTTTTAATGGATGAATCTAATCGAAGCGAAGCTATCGAATTAGGTTTGATTAATGGTGAATATGTTGCTAAAGTAGCAACTGTAGGTGTTTCTACCGAAACGGCACCTACGGTTTCACCTAAGGATCCGGCGTAAGTCGGATCCAGCACAGTTACTTTACTTGATGTAACTGTGCTAGGTGACACCAAAACTACAGTTTTTTACTACGGAGTGCTACGAAATGAAAGTTTTACATAGAAAGCCAATGAACAAACATAGTGCTGCGAAGAAGTTTCGTCGTGGCGTAAGCAAGACGAAAGCTCTTAATATGCGTACTTCACCGCAACGCGGTGGTTTTAGACTTTAATTGTTATGGCGTGTTATAAGCCTCTTATGGCTTATCAATGCGCTGACAAGTCTATAATTTGGCGTGAAATTCCAGGGGCGGATGTAATCCGCACCTTGTCGTTGCCGTGTGGTCAGTGTGTTGGTTGTCGCCTTGAACGGTCACGTCAGTGGGCTGTTCGTTGTATGCATGAGGCACAAATGCATACTAGTAATTGTTTTATTACTTTGACATATGCTCCACAGCATTGTCCTAAGGATATGTCTTTACATTACGAAGATTTTCAGCTTTTTATGAAGCGACTTCGTAAGCGTTATACTGGTAAGACTATTCGTTTTTATATGGCAGGTGAATATGGTGAATCTTTTGATCGTCCTCATTTCCATGCTTGTATCTTTGGTCTTGATTTTGAAGATAAGAAGTTTTTCCAAAGAACGCAGACTGGGTCTATCTTATATACGTCAGAAATACTTAAAGAGCTTTGGCCGTTTGGTTACAGTTCTATTGGTGATGTTAACTTTGAGTCTGCTGCTTATGTTGCGCGATATATTATGA